TAGGTCATGCAATGGCTATTGACGCGCAATTGAGTAATGTTGCAATAGTGGCCGTAATTAATGGAATTTTATGATTGGTACCAATTATGCTAAGCAGCACTGAAGAAGCGCAATTACGCGCATTACTTGTAAAACAAACTGAGCTGCTTTCACTAGCTGCTAGTGAACCATCTATTATTAGCGAGTTGGGTGCTGGAGATACTACATTTCCAGAATTGACACCGGCTACAGTAATTAATGATGCTGACTTGCTTTTAGTTCGTCAGGGAACTGAAGAGAAGAGTGCTACTGGATTAGTTCTTAAAAACACTTTAGGTGGCTTGTTTGCTGCCAAAGGTGCGAATAGTGATATCACATCACTTTCAGGGTTAACTACTGCTTTATCAATTGCGCAGGGCGGCACAGGGTCAGCGCAAGGCTCTGACGGTGGTATTAAGCCAGTCACAGCTTCAGTCGCAGCCAATGCGCTCACAGTGGGCATAAACCCATGCACGACGCAGTTCAGGTCAACCACTTTAACTGGTGCAGGTCTTCCTGTTCAGTTGTCCAATGCGGCAGCATTGACTCTTGTAGTCCCATCTGGTGCAACTCTAGGCACTGTAAGCGCAGTCGCTTCAACCATCATCATCCTTGAGATTAATAACGCTGGCACAAAAGAGCTTGCAGTAGTTAATTTGGCTGGTGGAAATGATCTGACTGAGACGGGTTTGATTAACACAACGGTGATGTCGTCAGCCTCAGATTCTGCGAATGTTATCTACTCGACGACTGCTCGCACTGGCGTTGCTTATCGGGTAGTTGGCTCTGTTGTGTCTACTCAGACAACAGCTGGCACTTGGGCTCAGGCGCTTGTTGTTACTGGAGATGGTGGGCAGGCGCTGGCTGTGATGAGTAGTTTGGGGTATGGTCAGACTTGGCAAAGCGTAGCCGGAAGTCGGGTCATTGGAACAACATACTACAACACAACAGGAAAACCAATTATAGCGGTTGCTGGGGTGCAAAACAACACACAGAACGGGGCAGGTGTATTTACTGTTAATGGTGTTGCATCTGCATGGAGCACGGATTCATACCTTGCAAATGCTGTATCATCTATTTCTGTTGTTATACCACATGGTGCTAGTTACATACTTACATCAACAATAGGTACTTTATCTATTTATTCTTCACGATGGTCTGAACTTCGCTAAGGAAAAATCATGTTCTACAAAGACAAACAAAATAATATTCATGTGATTGACTCAAGCGAGTTTGAGTATCTTCTTCCTGCTGGCTGCGTGAAAATTACTGACGAAGAAGCGCAATCTATCCAAGCGGCACAACTTGCATCAATTCCAGTCATCATCCCATCCTCACTCTCAATGAAGCAAGCCCGCCGTGCCCTATTCGCTGCTGGCTTGCTCGATACTGTGATCGAGGGTGTATCGCAGATGTCTAGTGAAGCTCAGATCGATTGGGAGTTTGCGGCGACTGTTGAGCGTACTGATCCGCTGACTGAGGCTTTGGCTATGGCGCTTGGGCTTGATGAATCTGAACTGGATGCATTGTTCATGGAAGGTTCTGTTTTGTGATTTCAGCTTTAATTTACATTGCATTTTCAGCATGTATAACTTACATGCTTTGGGTGCTGTACTTAGCCGTCATGAATCTAAAGCGCGTCAAAGATATTGGATTGCTAACTGGTAAAGCGCTTATTATTGGAACTCCAATTCTAATATTTGGATTGGTATTTGATGCTCTTGTAAATTGGCTTGTTATGACTGTAATACTTTTGGAGTTTCCAAAAGAAACCACTGTAACAGCACGACTTAAGCGCCATAACAAAACTTCAACTGGATGGCGTAAGGGTGTAGCGGTTTGGTTTGAACCATTACTTGACCCATTCGACCCGTCAGGCGATCACATTTAAAATGCCAAGTAATAAACTAATAAACAACCTATCCCGCGCATTGTGGGATTCAGATTTGATTGCAAGCCGTTTAAGTCTTGCGATTGCTGAATTCTTTTGGGCGGTGATGTTGTTGTTTTGGGGTAATAGCCATGACTTGTTTAGTCGCCCTACTTACAAGCAAATGGCCGTTATAATGCCTGCTGAGTCGTGGGGTATTGTGTTGCTTTTATCGGCTGGCGTGCAATTAACCATCATCTTAAACGGTGATATGCACAGCTCATTTGCTCGGTACTTTGCAGCGTTTAACGCTTGCTTATGGGTTTATATTGGCATCGTGTCGCCATTGTTGTCGGTGTACCCGCCGCCGGCTGCAATGGGTGGAGAGTTTGCATTAGCATTCGCTGCTGTATGGATTTGGGTTCGCCCTTATATTTTAGCCAAAGGGCCTAAAGAGTGAGTGATATTGATACACCACAGCGACGAGCGTCTGACTCAAACCCTAATCCAAGTAACGGCGATATTGTTAAATTGCTTCTGGAAATGCAGCGTCAATTAGATACTGTAATTCGCAAGCAAGAAGAACATTCGACGGCGTTTGTGACTAATGATCTTGGTAAGCCAGACCTTGAAGGTCATCGACTTTACCATTTCAGGTCAATCAAAAACGCTGAACAAATGGACGGTTACAAAGCAGGAATGACTAAAACCATTATCGACTTTGCTATGAAAGGCTTATTTCTTGTTTTGGTTGCTGGTATTATCTCAGTTGCTTCTATGAAATTAGGAATTCAAAAATGATGTGCTGTATTGTGATGTTGCACTGGATGAAAAACGAATGGGAAAATATGTATGATAAACAGTCGAAATCTTGACGATCTAACGCCTGACACAAAAGCGAAGGCGAAAGCCTTAATCGCTGGTTGCTTGCTTGAAGGTATCGACTTGATTGTGACTAGCACTTACCGGGACTATGCTTCGCAGGGTGCTTTGTACGACCAGGGGCGCAAAACCATTGGCAAGATTGTGACAAATGCAAAGCCTGGTTACAGCTTTCACAATCACCGCGTGGCCTTTGACGTGGTTCCGGTAGTGGCTGGTAAGGCCATATGGGATGACGCTCGCTTATGGTCTCGTATCGGTGCTGTAGGTGCCTTGGCTGGCCTTGAATGGGGTGGCCTGTGGAAGTTCAAGGATAAGCCGCATTTCCAAAATACCGGTGGCCATTCTATTGATGACTTTTTGCGGGAGCATGCGTAATGGCTGATATTACTGGACTTGGTGCGGTTTCTGAATTGGCAAATACCGTCATTGGTAAGATTTGGCCAGACAAGTCAGAAGCTGAAAAGCAACAATTGGCAGCGGCTGTTGCATTGGTTCAAGGTCAGCTAGAGGTTAACAAGATTGAAGCCTCTAGCCCGTCTGTTTTTGTGTCTGGATGGCGTCCTTTTATCGGTTGGGTATGCGGTACGGCGTGCGCTTGGAATTGGATTGGGATCTCGATTGTGTCAACAATTTGCACCATTTTAGAAAACCCTGTTTTACTTCAAAAAGCCGATGTATCTGAAATGATGCCAGTGCTTTTAGGCTTGCTTGGCCTTGGTGCTTTGCGAACGTATGAAAAATCTAAAGGCGTAGCAGCACAATAAAACAAACCCGCATTACGCGGGTTTTTTGTTATGGCATTTGTTTTGCAAGTATCATTAATAATGATGGAAATACAGCAACATAAATAATAATAAACAATTCAAAGTTATCAACTCCATATTTTCTGCATGAAATAAAAACAGCAAGCAAATTCAAAAAGACCCACAAAAAAGGAACTAGCATCCACAATGAAAGCGTGATTTCCATCATCACTCCTTCACAAAACAACCATTAGGCATCAAAGTCCCCTTGCGGTCCTTGATCTCTTGGTAGGCTGAATTCAAGCAAGTAACCAAGTCCAGTTCTTCCTTTTCAGCAACAATAATCAGCGTCACCAACACGTCACCAAGGCCATCAATCACGCCTTCTCGGTCGCCTTTGATTAGTGCATCAGCCAGTTCACCAAGCTCTGAAACAGTCTTCAAAAGCTGGGTTTGGCTTGTGGCATTTGGGATGATCTTACGATCTTTGGCCCAATTAATAACTTGGGCTTCTAGTGTTTCAAATGTCATTTCATTTCCTTAAATAAGTCTGGTTGATCGTTCGCGATGGCTTGCGAGTTATGAGGCTTGTAAGCCTTGTTTTTCAGTTCATCATAGCAAGTTGGCCCAATGGCCTTGCCGTCTAAATAAAAGTGTTTTCCGCCTGATTTAAGAGGCTTTCCACACTTAAAACACCTAAGCATCCATCATCACAAACTCTGAGCGTTTGTTCTTTTGCTTGTTGATAGCCATCTTCAGATACTTGTCATAGTCACTTCGCGGGATGCTTTTTCTCTGTGCATCATGCCAGTCCCAAAGCTCACGCAAGATGGTTATTTCACTCTCTCGTGCGTCAAACTTACCCCACTTTTCAACCCGTTTAATCAGGTTTGCAATGGCTGTTTTTGCCTGCGTACATACCGGCATGACTTCAAACTTACCGATACCATTTTCAGCCATCACGACGGCCATCGAATGCAATGCAAGAATGTCATACAAGTCCTGTTCAGTCGCTGAATGGTCTTGCATTGACTGGATGGCTGACAACTCACGGATGCGAATGTCTTGCAGGATTTGGTCGTCAATAACGCAAGCTCCATTAATTGCATGGGCTACGGCGCTGAATCCCGGCGATGTATTCCAGTGCTTGCGCTTGCATGATTTACGCATATCAAGCCTTAAAATAGTCGTAAGGTGTACGCGCCTTGCTTGTCATGCTGACCATTGGCCGGTGAGCAATTCGCACGCCATTAACGATGCTTGGTTTATCGTAAGCGTCCATTGAGTTAGGCCGACCATCCCAGCGCTTAAGCTCTTTGCCATCATAGACGCCATCCATTTTATTTAGCGTTTGTGGTGGTGTTTTCTTTTTGGTTGCCATTTTTAGGTTCCTTTGTGTTGTTGATAAAGTCTTTGGCGATTGATGGCCATCCAAGTCGGTATGCCTTGTCGTGCTGCTCTTGAGTCACTCGAACGCGAAGTGTTGGATATTTTTGTGTAGCGCCTTTACTCACAGGAAATACTCCAGTGCAGCATAAGCCAAGCCGATACCGATTGAAACTGCCAGCATTACGTCAGCTAGTTTCTCGTATTGAAGACGCTTGTATGATGTGATTGACGATGCGTAGTTTACCGTTTTAGGAAATGCTTCGTCAAGCGAGCGTGAGAATTTGCGGGTTGTTTCCATTTTTATACCTTAGTTTGTTGTTGATGGTTTAGTGTAGCACATCAGATTCAGTTACTCGAATAATTATAGTAACTGGTTTGGTTTATTTTTGTTCAGGTGCATGGTGGTATCCCCAACTATTTCTCAGCTTGATCTCAGACTTTATGTCTTTCAGCGTGTTGTCTTTTGACAGACCACTGCCATCACCAAGTCTTGCCAGTAGCTCAGCCTTTGTCCCGGTTACTGATATCTTTCGGAAGGTAACAGGCTCCACTCTCTGCGCTTTATGCCAACTTTTGCGAACAGCCCGCACTTTCTCAAGCGCGTATTTTTTGTCTTCAATCGTTGACGGACTTTCAAGCACCCGCTGTATAAAGCGAAGATCAGAAAAGGTGTCAGACTCAACGCTCTGCGCTTCCTCGTGGTCGATGGCTTCTTTCACTTTCGGTACGCAACTCGGCCAGTCGCAGTCCTGTAGAAAACAGTCGCCACAACCTTTCGCAGCCTGCTTCATCGCTTCAATTGTTGCTTTCATTTCATTTTCCTTTTTAAGCCGTTTTATGCTCTTTATACGACTCAATTTTGTTAACAGCACGATAAACAGTGGTGTATCCAACGCCTAAAGCCTCGGCTATGGCATGGTAGGTTCGCCCTTGTTCACGCAGTTTAATCAACGTAGGCATGATGCTTTTGTCAAAAATCCTACGGGCGTCAGTGTCGTTTCTCTTTGCCATGATTAAAATGGGATTAAAAAGTGATATTGATCGCACTCATTTGGAGTGTAAAGATAGTCGTCAGGAACTGAGCCGTTGAAAACACAGACGTTTCCATTGATTTTGTCGAGGTTATCGCAATCAAAACAGCGGTTTTTGTTTAAAAACTCTTCTGCTTCAAGTCGCACGCGCAAAGCTTCCAAGTATTGTTCTTTGTCATTCATCATAATCCTCTGTTTGTTCAAGTGCCATCATCTCGATAAAGTCAACCACTTCAGTCGATAGCATTTCAGCAATGTCAACGCCGTTGAGCTTGGCAGTTTCAAGTGTGCAAAATTCAGGATGATCTGGCTCCAACTGCAAACCAGTGCCACGCTCACAACTTCCGCGCTCGGCTTCGTTGTATTCAAGCTCACACTCAAGCTCGCCACCGTCAAAAATGTATGTGTAGTTCAAAGCATCATCTCCAGTTGGTTAGCCGCGTTAGTCAAGGCTGTAGCCATGTCGCGGGCTTGCTGTGGCGTCATTGAGTGCAAAAAATGCATTGAACCAACGTTTTGATTAATGCTCACAATCTTTCCGATTGTTGGTGAGTTATGAACTGTAGTCGCTACAGTTACAAAATCCATATTTGTAAAGTTTGGGATTAGGACGTTTTCCATCTCAGTCTTTCGTGTTGTTGATGCTGTTAGTGTAGCTCAGTTTCAAGGCTTTGCGCTACATTGTTTAATTATTCATCCTCTTTTTTCTCATGCCACACGCTAGGCCGTAATCCTTGGCGCTGTATTAGCCATGAGCTAGTCCCTGCTATTTTGTTGATTAGAAGCCACGGCAAACGCCTTTTCTTAGCTTGAGTCTGAGCTTGCTTTCGGTGTGCGGCGGTAATTGATACGGTGTTCTTTACTTCTACGCTCCAGCTTTTACCATCCGGGTCTACGGCGATAAAATCTTCAACTGCCGTGCCAGCGTTAAGTTCTGCCACACTCCAATCCAAGTTAGTCAATAATTCATTTGCTTCGCGCTGGCCTTTGCGCCCTTTGGCTCGTGCGTTAGTCACTCTTCACCTCGCATAACGGCTTCAATGCGTGATAGCTTGATCTTGCAATCTACTAGCTCGTAAAGTGCATGGCCATAGGCGTCAAACGCTTTTTCTGATTTTTCTTTTTCAGCCTCTAACTGCGCTTTCAGCGTGTCAAGTTGCAGTTTTTCTTTTTTGGTCATCAAAATAAACTTCTTTCTGTATTCATATCAATCACTGGGCCATCGTCATACCGTAGTTTTTCGCACTTTGGATATGCGTTAATGACTAGATATGCAAGTTTTGCAAGCATGTTTTTCTTGTCAATTCTTGAGCCAACAAACTGAAAATATCGGTGTTTTTCCATTGGTGAAACCATAGTTATATTGTTTTCTTTGGCCCAGCGTGTGGGGTCTGTTATGCCTCTATCGCGCAAGGTCATTGGGTGAGTTCTTACGCCATCCACAATGTATGCTTTGTCATGGCTTTTTGTTGCACCCGTATAAATCCAGTTTGTAGCTTGGTAAATAATGCCACAATGGTTTTGCTCCATATCGGCATAACTAACAACTGCGCACGGCTTTGGCTCTAGCATTTTTAGGCTGTTACCTACTAAAAAACTTGCTGCGTTTTTAGTAGTGCTTTGAACTACTACCCGTGCCAATTCATACAAGCGAAAATCCCTATCCTTAAAAGCGTGTTTTTGTATTGGTGGTGACGGCTGTCCATAAACTGCAACTCCCACTATTTTGTCATTTTCAACAAGTCCAAACCCAGCCCAAAAAATAGACGCTCGTCGGCTGTAATGCTTTGTTTTTACAAACAACTCACATGAATTTTTATCCAGTGAGATTACGCGCATAACTGAGCTTTCATGGCTTTTTTATTTGGAAAATATTGAGCATCCCACAATTGATTACCATCAATATCAACCGAATACAAAACCCATCCAAACGATCTGTCAAAATAGCAAATTAGATCGGCCATTTTTAATCCTTTTGTGTTGTTTCTACTGTAGCACAGTTAGACCAAACTCTATCAATCACGTTAAAAAATCTACCGTTTTTCTTGTGGCTTATCATTGTTGGTGGTTTACCGTTGGTAAGGTCAAAGGCGCATTGATCTAGGTCTTCGCTGACCGTTACGCCCGCCCGTTTAGCCATGTCTGCAACCGTTTGCCTTGCTTTTATCCCGGCGTAGTTTGTATGGTTGACTGCGTGATATTCCACAATCGCAGGGGTTGACAATCCACCATAATACCGGACTTGAAGCATATCTAATCCACTGGTGCGGCTTGTGTGCTTTTTCCATTGCCAGCTAGTTACCTGCATTTCCTCAAGCTCTATACCCATGATGCATTCCCCGCGCAAGTAAACCTCTTTCGGCTTTTCCTCTGATGGCGGGAACTGGTGGCCGCACGCGTCACATTGCCTTACGCTTGCATGGCATAGCTCGTCACAGTTGGGGCATGTCTTTGTCGGTGCTACTCCTGAGCCTTTACCGCCTCGCTTTGGTGGTGTGATCTGGGTTATAGGGCCGTGTTGAGCTACATTTCCGGCAAAGTCTAGAACCATGCAGTCGATCTTTCCTTCGTAGATTCGCAAACCACGACCCGCCATTTGGTAATAGAGTCCAGGTGATAGTGTTGGACGCAAGAAAACGATACAGTCGATACATGGTGCATCAAAACCAGTGGTCAAAATCCCCATGTTAGTGACTGCCTGAATTTTACCGGCTTTGAAGTCTTTTAAGATCCGGTCACGTTCCGCGCTTGGTGTGTTGCCTGTTACTGATTCGGAGCTTATGCCATGCTCTCTCAGCATGTCTCGCACGTCTTCGCTATGCTGCACCCCGGCACAAAACACAATCCAGCTTTTACGATCTTTGGCGCGTTCTATCGTCTCTAAAATGGCCTTGACGTTGTTGTCATTGGTATTCATGGCAACCTCTAGCGACCGTCCGATAAACTCGCCGCCTGACTTTTTCACGCCTTCGGTTGATAGCGTCATTGATGTGTGCTTGCTTCTCAGTGGTGCAAGGTAGCCACTCTCGATAAGCTCCAGAATTGAAACGGGTTCAATCAAGTCAGAGAAAATAACTTCATCGCCTTCATGGATCATTCCATGCCCTAAACGGTACGGGCTTGCCGTCAAACCGATGACCCGCATATCAGGGTTAACCTCTAACAGATCAGCGATTAAACGGCGATAGGTGCCGTTTTCTGTTGGACTGATTGAATGGCATTCATCCACAATTAACAGGTCTATATGGCCTATTTGCTTGCCTCGCTTGGCTACGCTTTGCACGCCTGCGAAAACAATTGGCTCTGTTAAGCAATACCGTTTAAGGCTTGCAGAATAGATGCCCATTGGAGCATTTGGCCAGTGCTGGCGCATTTTTTCAGCGTTCTGGCTGATTAATTCCTTGGAGTGCGTCAACATCAAAACCCGCGTGCCTGGCCATGATTGGATGGCATCTTTCACCAGTGCGGCAATGATGTGTGACTTACCCGCCCCGGTTGGCAGGACTAAGCAAGGGTTTCCAGCGTTACCGGCTGAAAACCATTCGTAGAGCATATCAATGCTGCGTTGTTGGTATTCACGCAGCATCAGAATAAGCCCATTTTGTTACCTCTTCAATCCTAACAGAACCAATGCAGTGAAGTTTTTTAATTTCTCCTGACTCAATTAATGCAATAACATCTTTTTTTGTTTTGCATAACTTTGATCTAAGAAGTGAATTTCTTAATCCTGTTGATAATGAATCAAAAATTGTTTTTGAAACTTCTTTCTTCCTTTTGTGCTTAGCCATTATTGTGAAAACACTAGCTCCACTTAATCCAAATTTCTGACCTGCGGATTTAAGTGTCAATCCTGAATTTCTAAGATTTACAATCTCAGCATTCCTACTTGAAATAAAATCGTATGTATTTTGCATGATTGTCCTTTGATGTTGATGGTGCATTGTAGCACATTACCCAACAACCCTAGCATCAAACTCACTAAACTTCTCACGCACGACACTCGCGCACGCTTTCCAATTTGCCACAATCTCACGGCTTAAATAGCCCTCTGGTGCGTTGTGTATCGGGCCTTCTTTGGTTAGCCAGATTGTGCCAGTATCAGCCGGTGAATGCTCCCAGTTAGGCGTCATGTCTGGGTGTAAAACATGGTTGTCGCAACCTGTTAGCTGTGCATTCAGGTCTGGTATTGTCATATCCCAGTGCTGACAATCCCAAGTGCCATCATTTAATGCGGTGCTATTAGCGCAGGTGCGGCAGTTCACTTCTTTTGTGAGCTTAGATCCGTGGCATAGGTCGTGCGCACTGCAATAACGACACTCGAACCACGTTTCGTCCGTGCTAATTCCAGCCGGTGCCCGGTCTGCTTTAACGATACGATGGCCGCGTTTAATGGCCTTTTCAGCCACGTCAGCGTTAAATGGCACTTGCTCTATGTATAGCTCGTCATTGTCCTTGCATACCATCACAAACAGCGCATGATTGATCTGTTTTCCACTCATATAAAGGTGTACTTGGCTCCAATATGTCGGGTTAGCCTTTTGCAGTCCGTCTTTTTGCATGGCCTTAAACTTCTTTAAGCTGGCCGTCTTAATCTCTAAGATGTGTTTTTCTTTGGAGTTACCCGGCACGCCTGATTCGATAATGCCATCAATAGACCCTGATACATGGCATCCAAAGTCAACACGGCTTTGATTAGTGCCAGTGCTTACGATCTTCATTCCGATGTTTTGAAGGTCTGAAACAACAGTCCGCTCCTCTAGCTGGCCACGGCGAAAAAGGCGCAAAATGCGACCGGGGAACTTTTCAATAACGGCAAAGCGAAAAGAAAACCAAAGGTATCGGTCACACGCATGGCCTAGTTGTGAGCATCCCATGTGGCCGCGTGGTCCTTCTTGGTTGGCTTCATGGTGAGCGTCGATTAGCTCCTGAATGTCTTGTGACATTGTTTGTCCTTTTTGTTGATTGTTGAAAATCTAAATGTGAGTTTCTATTCTATGCTTTGCAATGGCAAAATACTTGTCATCCTGCTCAATTCCGATAAATTCTCTTTTGGTGTTTAGGCAAGCTACGCCAGTTGTTCCGCTGCCCATGCAATTGTCTAAAACGGTTTCGCCTTCGTTAGTGTATGTGCGGATCAGGTACTCCATCAGTGCGACGGGCTTTTGGGTGGGGTGTCGTCCTGTTTGCCTATCAAATTCAAGTACGCTTATTGGATTTCTACGACCTTCATTGATGGTATCTGTTCTAACAGATATTGATCCGTAGTTGTCTCCGGTATCATCTTTTCCTGATCGTTTTTGATTGTATGGCTTTCCATTAGTGAATTGCTTATTGAAGGTGTACTGACGATCACTAAAAATTAGAATGTCTTCATGCCTAATAAGGTGCTGTCTGTTTGCGTTTAGAAAATTGCTTGCTACATTCTTTTTCCAAACTAGCGACTGCTTAAACATTTTTGGATTACTCATTACCAACGCGCTTGTAAATGGCTGCGCCGATGTAAGAACAATTGCGCCACTACAAATACGCTTGTACTCAGCCCACAGTGGATCAAACGGTATGACTGAATCCCACTTATTTTGAGTTTGTCCATACGGCAAATCGCACAAAATCATATCGACTGAGCCGTCAGGAATTTCAGCCATTAGCTCTAGGCAGTCGCCGTGTAGTAATTTCATTGTTTTGCTTTGTTAAAAAACCCGCTGATTGGGCGGGCTTGTTATCTTAATCCATTAAGTCAGGTTCTGACGCAAACATTGATTCTTGCTTGAAATTGTTTTCACCTTCAAACCGCTTGGATGCAAGCGATAGGTTGATTTTTGCTTGCTTGAAGTAGCTGTCTTTTAGCTCAATTCCGATGGCTTTGCGGCCCATTGATACAGGGCTGTAAACCTCGCTACCAACGCCCATAAACGGTGTAAGAACGACTTCTCCAGCATTGCTATACAAGTCAACCAAGCGGTCAATCACATCAAGCTGTAGGGCGTGAACGTGTTTCTCGTCGTCCTCTTCGCGTGCGTCACGGAACGGCAAAACATTGTCGATACGAATGTCATCCCATACGCTTGACGCATAACGCTGCCAAATGTAGTGAGACAGTTTGTTGCTCTTCGGGTCTTTGTGGTCGTGGAATGTATTGTTCAAATATTCCCACAATTCATCCTCGTTAAACTTTGATTCATTGGCATTGTTGAATGCACGCAAAATGTTAGGCAGGATTGGCGTCTCGCCAGCATACCGTTTTAAACCGCTTGGATGCGTCACAGGCACGGCGTTGTCGCCTTTCTTAGTGAACACCAATACATAGTCAGGCATGGCCGTGAAGCACTGTGTAGAGTCTTCGACAATCAGTTTATGCATAAGGCTTTTAACCATTGTCCGCATACGCACTTTGAGCGGCTCTTTCCATATCGTGATTCGATTTCGGTACTGGAATCCGTATTTTTCATGCAGTCGAATGATCTCGTGCGGTAAGTCCCAAAGGCGGCATGAGTTGTCGAAAACGTCAGTACAGTGGACTGCGTTTACCCGGCCCGGCTTTGTCACTCGCGCCATTTCAGAGATAAGAAACTCATACTGCTCTAAAAATTGTTCTTTGTTTTCGCAGTTGCTGAAATCACGCTCGCTGCTTGAATAATTATATAAACCCGCAAACGGAGGAGAGTACAGAATTAAGTCAATAGACTCACTTGGAATACTTGGTAAAACCTCCATGCAATCAGAGCAATACAAACTATATTCTGGCGTGTGGACTTCTTGTTTTGTTAACATTTTATATTTCCTTGATAAATTCTTTGGTTGTATTTTTTTTGCTATGAATGAATAAATGACATTCTTTGCAAAGTAAAACTAAATTAGAAATTTCAGACCTTAACTCACTAACCATAAATGAAACTATGTGGTGAATGTGAAATGTTCCGCGCTTATCTCTTGTGTTGTGACTTACTCCGCATTTTTGGCAAATAGCGTTATCTCTTTTCCATATTGCTTTTACAGAGTTTGACCATTCTTCAGATGCGTAGAATGCTTGTCTTTCTGGTGTAAACCCGCCTTTCCAGTTTGGGTGCATTTCCTTTTCAACGCCTTTAAGCCAGTGACCACCATTTTTTAAATATGGAACTCTTCCATCTTTCAGGCTTGCTTGTTTTATTTTTTCCCTTGATTCTTCTTTGTGTTTTCGACCAATCCAATTGCTTCCATCTTTTGGAAGATGGCTTGTATCGTGTCCCCTTGGTCTTGTCTGTATTCCATAATTTGACAGCCAATTCCAAACACTTTTACCATCACGGTTAACTTCTCGTGCTATTTGGTTAGCGTCTTTTCCTTGCGTGATGTATTGATCTATCAGCCATTCTTTTGTGAATCCAAGTGACTCCCTTTGTTCAATTTGCCACTGACCTTTGCACTTGTGACCACAAAAAAAGTTTTTAATTGGCATTTTTGTCGATGGGTTTATTTTCCATCGACTTATTTCTAAGCCGCATTTGCAGCAGCTTACTAATTCTTTTGGCATCTTCTACTCCATTGTGGAGTTTGTATTATACGATGCCTTTGTTTAAAAACGATGGCAATGAACCGTTATTTTGAAACTCTTTTTTAGTGAAGCTGAAATCACGGTTTGCAGCTTCTACAAGGTTTGAGTAAAGCTCAATTGCCTTTTGCGTCTTTTGCTCCAAAGCTTCTAAAACACGCTCTTGGCCTTCGCTGATAACCATGTCGCATACTACCTCGCTTTTCTGGCCAAAGCGCCAAAAACGTCGGATTGATTGGTAATATTGTTCATAACTCCACGTTGGAAAAAACACGGTGTGATTGCAATGCTGCCAATTGAGGCCCATCGAAGTCATCCGGGCTTTGGTAATCAGGCGCTTGATGTCGCCTTTAGCAAACGAGACTAAGATGTCTTCTTTCTTGTCGATAGACATGCCACCAATGATCTCTACAGCATCACGGTCAAGATCTGACAGTAACGCGCTTTCGTCATTCAGGTTACACCAATAAACCGATGTTTTACCGTCTGCCAGTTGCACGGCTTTTTCGCATCGTTCTTTGACTGTGAGTTTCTGTTCCTCGCGCACCTCTGTCATGGATTTTGCAGGCATGGCAAACAGTGAAGCCTGATCGTCTATGCACCATGTGTTGCTGTTATGCACCATGTGCTTATTAAGGTGCAATGCTGGCAACTCATAATTTGAGTCGCTAAATCCTAGGTCTGACGGTTTTTTCACCATGATTGACCACTGGTTTACCCATGCGAAAAAGTCACGTTCTGCGTGAGGCTTTAGGTAGAACTTCTCGCCAATGTTGCGATTGTTGCTGTCTGCGCTGTTCTGGTTCGACTTAAAGAACTTGGTTAGCATGTCCATATAGCCCATATATCCAAGGGCCTCAGAGCTATTGCCAAGCTCAATAAAATCATTCGGGCTAGGTGTGGCTGTACTCAAAAAGCGATACGGCACGCGCTTGATAAATGCCACGATAGCGTCACGGGTTTTACCGGCGAAGTTCTTCAAAATCCCTGATTCGTCAAGAATGACGCAAACGAAGTCGTCAGGGTTTAACAGGTGCAAACGTTCATAGTTGCATACAACAATGTTTTTTGTAAACTTTCCGTCTTTGCTGTGCTCTATGTCATCTACTCCAATTCGCTCAGCTTCTTTGATAAACTGGAAAGCCACAGCCAAAGGCGTGAGAATCAAAACGCGCTTATTAGTCTTGCGGATGATGTTTTCAGCAAGCGTAATGCTGATTAATGTCTTTCCTAGTCCGGTGTCAGCAAACACCCCGATACGGCCTTTTCGTAGTGCCTTCGTGATAATGTGTTGCTGAAAATCAAACGCTGATTCAGGCATCCAAATTGGCTCAAATCCGAAGTTGCCCGTAGTATGTGTTTTGTTTTTTATGAAGTCGGCATAACTCATAACAATCCTTTTTGTTGTTGAAAAAACCCACCTAAGCGGGTTTCTTATTGTAGCTCAAAAATCAGCGTTTTGCCCAAGGAGGTGCAGATTTTGCAGGTGCCGCCGTAGCCTGTCGTTGTGGTGCTTGCGCTGCTTGACGTGGCGCAGGGGCTGGACTGCCGACTGTCAGTGGCTTGTATGCCTTTACATCGTTTCCGGCTTTGTATTTTTCCACCTTGTTACCGCGATCATCGGTTTCATATACGGCATCTTTAACTACCAATTTAACCAGCATTTGACCGCCTAAAAGCTGATCTGTATCTTCAAACGTAGCCGCCTGAATCCCCAAAATACGCAGAATGTCACCCAACTGGCCGCGGCCAATAGCCTCGGATTTTTGGCTTGGGTTTTGAATGTTCAAAATCGAAAACACAATACGCCCCATGTGAGTCGGGCCATCAACAATCATCTTCAGATTGATGTATGTACCGTCTCCCGCCTTGGTTTGTTTCAAGTCTGCGCCATCGATTGTGACGCTGTATTCACCGGCTGGCAGTGGTGAAAAGTCACCGTCGCCAGTGGATTGCAGGTCTTCGTCCGTAAAACTCATTCCGATGTGTGCCATTTGATTTATTCCTTGTTAACAGTAGTGATTGAAAATGATGGCCGTGAAGCCGTGGTGGTGATAGCTTTTGAGAGCTGTTGAGTTACTTCTTTCGGTGCATTTTTCCATGCAGTCAGATTGATGTCAGGTTTCCAGCGAAACAACTGAGATAAATAAGCGCCCATGTCGTTTTCGCTTGCAATTTCCTGAACCAGATCAGCGTCAACCTTGCGATTTAAGCGGGTTGTAACTTTTACAGTAAAGTCGTCTAGTTTAGTCGTTTGCACGGCGTCCAAGCGGTCGTCAACCTTCAAAGCTTCGCTTAGTTGGTCCTCAATAGATCGGCGGCGTTCTTGCGCTTCGTGTTCGTCTGACTTGGCTTTAAGCCATAGTTTTGATAGTTCTGAGGTGTTCATTTGAGTTTATTAATTTTCTTTTTTAATGATTCAATATCAGAATCAAGTTTGTTTAAAAAATCAGCCAATGAATATGCACATGAACTTTCATCAAAATAAAACGGAAATCTTTTACTTCCTTTTTCAACAAATGTGCATCCTCCAGTTGCTTTAATTACAATCCATTTTCTACTTGTTTTCATTTGCGAGCCTCTAGCATGGCGTCTGCCACTTCATACGAAATCTTTGCAAGCTCTGAATTATCAACTTTCATGGGGCAGTTTGGACTTGATAGCATTGCTTGCATCGCCTTCGCTGCAAAGTAATCGCGCAGGGTCATACCTGTATATGGCTCACCATCCACGTCTACACCGGGAAACGCTGGGACACCTGTTTCAATCTTGCTCATACAACCGCCTTAATCATTGCATCATTAAAAGAATTCCAATTCAGAGAAAAGCTATCAGGCAAGCTGTATCGGTTCTTGGCCAAATAAGCGGGCTTTTCTTGCGTGAAAATCATGCGCTCACCATTTGAAATAGCCCGTCCGCGCTCTTTGTTGAATCCTAAGTCCTCTTTCTTGACGACCGTCTTGTAATTTGCAAAGAAAACACAGTCTGCCCATTCTTGAATGATGGCGCTTGATCGTGTTTGAAGCTTTGGTTGGTAACGGTCGTAGCTGTCAACCTCGGGGCTGTCGAATCGCTTAATCTCACTGTGACCAATGAGGATGACGTTCATACCTTTATCATTACGCAAGGCGTTAAAACCGTCTAGAATTTCGCGCCACTTGTTTGCCAGATACATTGCAGCACGGCCATAAGCTAGTTCTTTAGCGTCATGCTCTGCTTCAATCTCGCTGTTAAGCAGGTTCTCAAGCCAGTCCACGGTATCGAGTGCTACGGTCTGGTATTCGTGTTCCTCGGTGTAAAGCGTCTGGATCATTTCCATTACGTCCGCGCTACTTGTGGCGATTGGAAAATGCGCCACATCCAAGGCGTCTAAGCCGTCTTCAGCGCAAATGAAGATAGGGTTAGGTGCTTGGCTTGCGAAGGTTGATTTTCCAATTCCGTGCGTAGAGTAAAGGAAAATACGAGGTGGACGAAGGTTTTTACCCTTCTTGATAGAGCTTAAGTCAATAGCCATGATGGTTCCTATCTGTTGAATTAGCCACCGTCTGACGGTCAGTTCGTGGCATGGTCTAAGTGTAGCGCAATTACTAGGTGTTTTTCCAAACGCTTGTAATATTTTTTGCAGAACTTGCGATTGTCATCACTTTTTCTTTTTGTGCTTCGCGTTTCAGTCTTTCGGATTTGTAGTCGCGCTTATGCTTTGGCATTTCACCATCAAAGATAGTCTCTACTGTGACGTACTTTTGGTAACAGCAGTTGCACAGCCTGACCCGGTAGATAGTCGTTGGATTGTCACGCCGTGTCTCTAAGACGCAGGATTGGGCGTTGTGTTGGCAGGTCATGGAATCACCTGGAAGAATGCGTTAATCGTCACTGGTGCGACTGATCGCAATTGCTCTAAAACTTGTTGTGCAATAGCGCGGTGTTCTTTTTGGGTTGACGGGTCAAGCCGTGACTGTAGGTAGTGAATCCAACTTCGAAGCGTTCCACTCATATACATGCGGCTTGTCGTCAATCCTTCAGGCAACAAAGCTCTGGCTTGTTCTTTGGCTATACCTGACTTGATAGCCATGTCGTAAGCACGTTCTGAATAATCCAAAATGCTGATCTGAGTTTCATCCCACCACCGCTGAATGCCTTCGTTTTCAAACGGTTTTAGTTCGATTGAGTTCTGGCGGTTAACCGTGTCTTGCAAGCGGCATTCGCGCAATGGTGCGTCGGGTAGATCGTTCGTATTGGCATATCGTTGGCTAAACTCTTGAAACGAAAAGCTACGATGACGCAAAATCTGACGACCAATGTCGCGGGTAGTCGTTATCTCAATGCACGCGCTAGCCATTTCAAACGGGCTTACGTGATTGTGTTGCATCATGTATTTCAACAAACCAGTGATTGATTCGTTGTCTTGATTGGCAGGGTTAGACACCCGCGCAATGTAGGCTATAAGCTTGTCAGCATCGGGCGTTGCCCAGATTAGTTTTGTGTTCATTTCATGTTCCTGATTATTTTTGCTGGTTCATTTACTTCGTACCATCCTGAGTCTGGAAAAGCTCGTTTATCAAATTCAATTGCAGCCTCTTCAAGCGCCTGTTTACGGGATGCTTTCCAAGCTCTCCACAAAACAGGGCTTAATGGCGACTTACTCAAATTGAACTCGTTACACCAATCCTCAAACGCTTCTCTATCAGTCATGTTGATTCTCCAATAATCTCAAATTCAATCCAGCATTCATCAAACAGGCGCTTAGTTCTAACCGTGCTTTCTAGCCACCTAGCTGTAAATTCAGCTTCAGCATTAGCCGCTATAACACGCACAATCCCAGCCTGAACGATGGCCCTTGCACAGTCAATGCACGGCGGGTGAGTTACTACCAAAGTGGTTCCATTGGTTGAAAACCCAGCTTTTGCCGCTGCGTAAATGGCGTTACGTTCTGCGTGCTCAAACCAAAAGTATTTCTCTGGCCTCTCTTTGCGCTCATCTTCGTCAGCGTTGCATTTTCTAGGTGCTCCGTTATATCCCCACGGGCCACCGCTTCCGTCTTTTCCAATAATCACGGCTCCGACTTTTGTTGTGTCTTTGCTTAGTTGTGCGATGGCTTTGGCGATTTGTAGGTATTTGCTCATGGCTTTGTATAAATAGGATAAGCGTAGCAAGTTCCACCGCGTCGTTTAGCTTCTGACTTGGCGTCAAGTTCTGCAAACTCACCTTTGAATACTTGGTTTCTTCCTTGCATCATCCATCCGTAAGGCTTTTGCTCAGGGGCATCAATCGCGGCACGAAGCTTGCTCGTCGTTTGCCGGATAGCCGAACGGGTAACGTCTGTTGTGACGCAGTCGAGTGCATCTTGTAAAAGTTGCTTCATGGCTTCACCCCAAGCAGGCCAAGCGCTTCACCAATAACTATGGACAAAAGACCGACACCGGTGCGGATGATTGGCTTTGTTTCGTGGGAGATGTAGATGGCACCAAGAAGCATAAAGTAGTCTGTAGCAGTCATGGCTTGATCCCGTGGTGGGCTTCAGAATCGACCAACCCGCGCTTGTAGCAGTTTTCTTGTGACGGAAGTTCAATAGTTGCGGCTATCCATGCAGCGTCTCTCTCTCGCTCAGTCATCGGAACCAGAGCATCAGTAAGTGTTTTGGAGTACCCGCACATACAAGATTCCGTGCCTGCACTTCGCATCTCTTGTCGCTCTCTCACACTCCACGCCACGTTGCATTTTGGGCATTTACTTGGCACCCGTGGCGGCTCAGCTTGTTGTGACTGTGGGGCGGCAGCAGGCTCCATAAGGCTTGATAAAAGCGCGGTAAGCCTTGCTTGCTCTGCAAGCTCAAAGGCGGCCACTTTCTGAGAGCTGTTTAGGCTGTGCTGAACTGATTCAGCTAGGTGTTGTTTAGCCTCCTGTTCTGTCAGGAACACCTGAGACACATCGCAGAAGTACACACAATTGTCTTTAGGTAGACTTTCGCAGGGTCTAATCTCGGCAACGCCCTCGCTCAGGCAGCTCGTGTTTTCTGCGCTGCACTTCCGAATAAAGGCTGTAAGCGGGTTATGTCGGCCAACTATGGGGATGCCACTCGGAGGGGTGGTGAACACTACGAAACCAAAGTGTCTTCCCCATGATCCAAAATGCTCTAAAAATCTAATGTTCATGGCTTTACTCCTTGGGGTGGCTGCGGCACTGCCACTTGCTGCGCCTCCAACTTGAAGCACTTTACCGTCGCCGCAGTCGCCTCACGATAAGCAGCCTGATAAGCGCGCGTCCAGTCGCCTACCTGCGCCTCAAGCCGCGCAATCTCTTGCACATCAGCAGCCAGCATGTCGGAAGCACGGATAAGCTTAGCGTTAAGTTCTCGGTAGTCATCATCTGTTGCCATATCACGCAGCTCATCAATCAGCGAAGCACGCTTGTCAGTTGGTTCTTTCTTATAACGCTTAAGAGCCGCGCAGCACTTATCTTGCAAGTCGCCAATTGATACTTGCTTTACACTCTGCGCTTCCTCGCGTTTTATAGCAGCCAAAAGCGCATCCCTCTCTTCCCGCATAGCTAAAAACGCAGCAGTGTTTGACTCTTGATTTTTAACTAGTCCAGCGTTGTCTGACAGTAGTTTTTTACGATCAGCACAAGCAAACTCATATCGCGCCTTCCAGACATCGCGCTCAGCTTGCATATATTCAAAGTCTGATTCGTCAAGTGATTCATTCTGATTTTTCATAACCGAAACCCTATGTAGTAAGCCACCGAAGCCGTTATCAATCCAGCGCCTAAGACAGCAAGCACCAAGTCAATGCATATTCCAACAATTAAACTTGATTCTTGCTTGTCTATGTCACATACGCAGTCTCGTCCTTGATTGCAGTTGTTGTTACATCCGTTCATTTTTGTCCTTGGTTGTTGATTGTTGAGTATTTATTGTAGCGCAGGTTTAGTGCGCTATTTAGTTTTACAAACCTTGTTTTGCGCGAAGTGCATCATAAACATCGCCAGCCAGTTTGATGTAGGCGCCTTCACCTATAACAAAATCAAAGGCTGCTTTCAAGTCCATTCCGTTAGACATTGCTGTCAGAATCTTTGCGCTGATGATTTGGTCTTTGTTCATTTCGTTCGTCCTATTGGTTGTTGATGTGATCTATTGTGCCACACAATAACGCCAAAAAGAAACAATTTTAAATTTATTTTCACCATGTTTTCACGCCTAAAATTGACGTTTTCAACAAACTTACAAGGCAACCATGACACACCACGAAACAAGTAAAGCACTCGCCATCTCCATTGGCTGGTCCCCATTCCACATTCATGACTACATTGACCCGCGTGGTGAGCACAATATTAACTGTCTTGTCGATGGCGAATGGAAGCCTTTTGACTACCGTGACGCAGCCGTGATCTGGCCCATTGCCAAGCGTTTTAACTGCTTCCCGTGGCGTGACTCTATGGGTTACTGGTGGGCTAACGTAGGCGACAAGGCGGAAGAGCATTCACATTCGGCTGAGCTGGCCGTGGCTTTGGCGGTGATTGGGTGTGTGAAATGAATAAGCCACATATCTTTTATACGGGGGTTCAGTGGATGGTATGGTTTAAAAATGATAAGTCTTTTTGCGGAAAGGCGGCATTCGGACCAACGTGGCGAGAAGCTTGGGCTCGCTGGTGCTCTAAAGGGTATAACAAATGAGCAGTCTAAAAAGCATCTTCCCCAATGGCTTCCCCGTCAATATTGATACGCCAGTCTTGCCGCCAGAACATCAGCTTCGGGTGCATATGTCTGAAAACTGCATCCAAGCGCCTGACGACATCGTTTGTGATGGAAAGTTGCACCGCTTCGCCACGGGGTCAAAGAAGGGTGATTTAAGCGGCTGGTATGTATTGCATGATGGCAAGGTTCCGGCGGGGGTTTACGGAGACTGGAAGACTGGCGAAGAGTACCAATTCCGCGCCAATATCGGGCGTGAACTGACGTTTCAGGAAAACATTGCCCACGTCAAACAGATTAACGAACTAAAGGCCAAGCGAGAAAAGGAGCTTTCAGACTCGCGGGAGTACGCGGCTTATACCGCTGCAAAGATTTGGGACGCGGCGCAGTTGGCCAGCGACGATCACCCATATATAAAGCGCAAGGGCGTAAGTAACCCCGGCTGGCGCATTGCACCGGACGGTCGTTTGATCGCGCCAATGCTGATAGATGGTGACATAAGCGGGTTGCAATACATCAGTGACGATGGCACCAAGATGTTCATGAAGGGCTCCAAGACGGGCGGGGCTTCGTGGAATCTAGGGGCTGTTGAGGCCACTGGCGAAGGGCGTATATATATATGCGAGGGTATCGCCACTGGGGCGAGCATTTTCGAGGCCACCTGCAATAGTGTTGTCATTAGCTTTTCAGCGGGAAACATGGCTGCGACGGCACAAGCTTTGAGGCATAAGGTTGGGCCACTGCGTGAGATTGTTATCGTGGCTGATAACGACGAATCCGGTACCGGGTTAAAAGAGGCAACCAAGGCGGCTAACTTAATAGCAGCTATGGTTTGTATGCCACCAGTGTTAGGGGATGCAAACGACTATGCGCAGGCTGGTCATGATCTTGGGGAGTTGTTGGAGCCTACGGAATCAATGACAGCGGCCACTGAGCGCCTTAATGTTGTCTTTGCTGACAATCTGGGCTCTGACTTTATTGCACCTGATGAGCTGGTCGAGGGGGTTATCACGGTCGGGGCATCGTCGGTGGTTTATGGTGATTCAAACTCAGGTAAGACGTTTTTTGTCTTGGATATGGGTTGCGCTATCGCCCGTGGCGTGGAGTGGATGGGCCGCAAGACTGAACCAGGTCTTGTCATTTACCTTGCAACAGAAGCCCCGGCATCGATTAAAACGCGATTGCAGGCTTACCAAAAATACCATGATTGCACTGTGCCAAACTTCGCCATTGTGCAAACACCGGTTAATTTTCACCGCGATATGCAAGATGCTAAAGATATCGTAACCATGATTGAAGACGTTGAAAAGGCACTAGGCCAAAAGGCGCGGCTGATCGTTGGTGACACTTTGGCCCGCATTAGTTCAGGGGCTAACGAGAATAGCGGCGACGATATGGGGCCGATTATGGAGCGTTTTGACTACCTTGCACGCAAGACGGGCGCCCATGTATTAATCATCCACCATAACGGCAAAGACGCAGCCAAAGGAGCGCGGGGCTGGTCTGGTATCAGGGCTCATATTGATACTGAGATCGAACTGGTGGACGATAAAGGCGTGCGTAGTGCCACCATAACAAAGCAGCGGGAGCTTGGCGGTAAGGGTGACGTTATCGGGTTTAAGCTTGATATCGTTGATATGGGGCTTACCAAGTGGGGTAAGACTGCGACATCTTGCGTGGTTGTTGAAGACACTGAGGCCACGGTTAAGTCAGAGGAAAAGGAGTCGAAATCAACTTCGGAGGCTCGCACTAGCTTTGGCGGGGCGATGATTAAGTACGGTTATATCGATAGCTGCCACGATCTTTACATCACTACAGACAATTGGGTTCAGTATGAAAAGGAAACCAAGCGCCACATTAAAGACACAACAGCAGCTCAAAATGTAACAAAAACCACACGTTACCCTGAGTATTTAAAGGACTCAATTGAGCCAAAAAATGGTGGTTATAGGGTCACAAATGAGTCAAAATTTCACGGAATCCGATTGATTCTGAAAAGCAGATAAAAACACCACTGGGGCAGATCATCGGGGCAGTGATTATTTTTGTAAGCTGTTGATTTATAAGGCTTTTTTATCAATCGGGGCAGTAGGTTTATAGGGGCATAAATAAACTGCCTCAGTCAAGGGCAGTCGGGGCAGCACACTATAGTGCTGCCACGACAGACGGACGAAAAAAAATTGTAGCGCATGAATGATGTAAATTTGAGCTACAATAAACCATCAATAAATAAAGGAAATTTAATGGACTCTGAACTTCATATCTTGCAGCACTCTCTAGGCGTTGGTGACTACGGAGACAAGCCAAGCCACAGGAATCATTTTGTAACTGGCGAGGGTGGATCAGATTACAAAATATGCATTGCTCTTGCAGATAAGGGGCTAATGAAGATTAGACCAATGAACAAAGCGCTGACTGGTGGTGATGACTGTTTTGTTGTGACACCCAAAGGAATCGACTACGTTGCATTTAATAGCCCAATGCGACCGCCTGAACCAAAGATGACACGTAGCCAGAAAAACTATCAAGATTTTCTAAGGTCTGAATGCAATGAGTCTTTTGCAGAGTGGATGGGTTTTAAATAAAAATAATTAAAAACATGGTTTTTTGATATAAAATAACCATCAACCGTTGAAGCGGTTATCCTACCGCGTTGAGGGTCAGCGCCGGGCCTGGCCTATATCGACGGACGCCCGGCAAACTTTTTTATCAACACACTAAAGGTCAAGACATGAAGATTACGGCACAACAATTGCTTAACAAGGCACAGACGCATATGCAAGCCCGTGCAGCGACTTACGATAAGCCTGAAGGGGAGCGCAGCATGGCAGCTACTGTAGAGGCTTATAACGCCATTACAGGGCAGGCATTGACCGAGGCTAATGGTTGGCTGCTTATGGCGGTATTGAAGATGGTGCGGGACAATCAGCGCAGCGAAGCTCACGTCGATTCGGTGGAGGACTTGGTGGCCTATGCATCACTTTATGGTGAGGCTCGCTTGAGTGAGGTTGCTAAGCCTTTGGCGGATGGCGGGGCAGTGAAAGCGGATGACGGGTGGATTACTTGGGGTGGTGGTGATATGCCAGTAAAAGCAGGAACTAAAATTGAAGTTAGACACGCAAATGGAGAAGAGTATTACTCTCTTGCTGGACAAGGTTTTTCATTCAACTGGAAAAAGATTGATGGAGATGGACGCATCATCGCCTACCGCGTAGTAAAATAAAGCCATGACTAAGCCACTAACACCAAAACAGGAAGCATTCGCGCAGGCGGTGGCTAGTGGCTTAACTCAGTCTGATGCTTATCGGAAGGCTTATACGGTTGGGGTTAATACTAAGCCTGAGAGCGTTAATCAGAAGTCATCACAATTGATGGCTGAGGTTCATATTAGATCAAGGGTCGAGGTTTTACGAAACCAAGGCGGTGAACGTGCCGTTCTGACGCGTGAGGCGCACCTAGAAGAGCTTGAAAGGCTAAAGGGTATAGCATTGGGTATGGATGACATCAAAGCCGCTATAACGGCTGAGAATTTGCGCGGTAAGGTGATGGGTCACTACATTGAGCGCGTTGAGTCCACTGGCAAGAATGGGACGCCTCTAATCCCTCGCCCAATTTACAACATCGTCCATGAATGACGCGTCCAGAATTACCGACTGATATTTTCCCTGCGTTTGAGGAATACTTACAAGACGCTCGGTTTAAGGTCGCCTACGGTGGCCGTGGAAGTGCAAAAACTCGCACATTTGTAAGCTTATTGATTAATAACGTGATTGAATGCGGGTGGCGCGTGGTGGCGTTCCGCGAACTTATGGAATCAATCGCTGATTCTGTTTATCAAGAGTTCGTATCTGACATTGAGCGCCGTAACCTAGGCCAGTATTTCAACATTTTAAAAACTCACATTGAATGCCCTGCGACTGGTGGCGTTATTAGGTTCAGTGGCATTAAGTCAAACCAAAAGCGCCTAGACAGTCAAAAGCTCAAGGGCTTTTCAGACTTCGATTGTGCATGGTTTGAAGAGGCTGACGCGGTTTCTAAGGAGTCATGGGATGCAGTTATACCAACTATGCGTAAGGATAAGTCCGAGATATGGGTAAGCTACAACCCTAAATCAATCTTGGATGAAACGCATAAAAGGTTTGTTTTAAACAGGCAATACCCAGATTACAAAGACGGGCATAGATATTGCATCGTCAAGAAAATCAATTACACCGAAAACCCGCGCTTTCCAAAGGAGTTACGGGATGATATGGAATTGATGAAAGAGACTGATTTTGAGGCGTATCGTCACATTTATGGCGGTGAACCTGTTGCAAATTCTGACCTGTCAGTCATTCAACCCGCATGGATAAGCTCAGCGGTTGACGCTCACATAAAACTTGGCATTGAGATCTCGGGACGAAAAGAAGGCGGGTTTGACGTGGCCGACGAAGGGCCAGACGCTAACGCGGTGATTTTTAGGCGTGGAATATTGGCAGAATACGCTGAAGAATGGCGCGATAAAGACCCAGTAAGCGCAGCCGCTCACGCTCACGCTAGGTGCCTTGAAAACAATGTCCAGTTGCTTCGATACGATGATATCGGCGTTGGAGCTGGTGCCAAAGGTCAATTCAGGATATTGCAGCAAGCCGAACTAGATATGCTTCACCGTGGATTTACCCGCGTGCAAACCGAGGGATTTAATGCGGGTGGAGCTATCAATAACCCTGATGGCTACTATGTCCAAGGTAAGAAAAACATGGATATGTTTTACAACATCAAAGCTCAGGCGTGGTGGCTGTTATCTGACCGCTTTAGAAACACCTATAACGCCGTCAATGGAAAGGCATACGATAAAGACAAGCTGATTAGCATTGCAAGCGGTTTAAAGGGCTTAGACAAGCTATGTGCAGAACTATCGCAACCACAGCGCGACTACGTTAACGGCAAGGTAAAAGTCGAATCTAAAGCCGATATGAAGAAGCGCGGTGTATCGTCTCCCAACTTGGCTGACGCCTTTGTCATGGCGTTTTTGGATACTGGGACGTTTGATTTATCGGCGTTATTGTGATTTAAATTGATTTAATCCTATAATTCATGCAATTAATAAGGTTTATTCATGGAAAATCAAAAGCGAAGCCGGGGCCGTCCGCGCAAAGACGTTGCACTACGTAACGACGGCCCATTTTCTAACGTATTTTTGTCGGTCGGCAATAGCAAAGACCGTAGCTCATACACCACAGCGGGAGTGCCTCGCATCCTTGATTTTCAAGAGCTGGAAAACCTATACCAAGGTAACGGCTTCGCACGTCGCATTATCGACCTGCCCGCGTCTGACATGGTGCGAGCATCATTCGAGATTGAAGGCGTTGAGGATTGTGAGCCTATCCTAGCTGAGCTAGAAGGCATTAATATGATGCCTAAGCTATGCGATGCCATCAAGTGGTCTAGCTTGTATGGCGGGGCGCTGGTAGTCATGCTGGTGAATGACGGCGGGATGATGGAGGATGATCTGGTTCCTGAACGGGCTAAGTCGTTGGAGCAATTGCGGGTTTATGACCGACACCAAGTCACACGCCACAAAAAGTATGATGATCCGTCAGATATGCGTTTTGGTGGCACTGAGCTTTACATGATCTCGCCTTTGGAGGGGTCGCCTTACGTAGTGCATGAGTCGCGCTGTCTGGTGTTCGATGGTGTATCAGTGCCTGACCGTACCCGCGCTATTAATGACGGCTGGGGGGCTAGTGTGTTGCAACAGTGCGCCGATCAGCTTACCCGGTTTGGAATGTCTCACATTTGGGCCAACTCACTTGTCGAGCGTGCGCAACAGGCGGTGCATGGCATCCCTGAGCTTACCAATGTCTTACGTAGTCCGGGCGGGGAGGCTTTGATTCGCCAGCGTCTTGATCTGGTTGACATGGCCCGGTCGATTAATAACACGGTGGCCATTGATGCGGCTGAAACCTACGAACTCAAGTCAACGTCACTAGCAGGCGTGCCTGACCTTATCGACCGATTTGCGCTGGCTTTATCGGCTGTTACGGGTATTCCTGAGTCATTGCTATTTGGCAAGGCTACAGGCGGTTTAACGGCGTCTGGTGGTAATGATCTGGAAAACTGGTACTCCAAGGTAAGCCAACTGCAAGAAACCATTCTGCTGCCCGCTGTTGATAAGTTGTGCGCAATTCAAATGCACATCATGGGCCGGTATGTTGAGGATTATCAGATTGAGTTCAATTCTCTTTTCGTGCCGTCTGAAAAGGAAGAAGCTGAAATTGAAAAGCTAGAAGCTGAAGCTAAAAAGATCAAAGCCGATACCCATAATATTTATGTAGCTGCCGGGGTTTTAGACCCTTCTGAGTTGCGTAAGATGCTGGCAGAAGATGAAGACTACATGATTGACAATGTAGACCTAATGCCTGAAGTGATTGACGTGCCACAGGGTGAGTAATGGCAAAGAAAACCACATTTAACAACCCTGACAGCGTAGAGCGTGAATATACGCGGGAGCTAGTCAGGTATTCAAAGAAGCTGCAAAGCGATATAAACGCCGTTCTAATGCCTGCAATTGGCGTCATGAAACGCCAGTTAGAGAGTGAGCTAAAGACTGATGGTTGGCTTGACGAGCTGGCTGCGTTATTGCTTGAATTGGCTAATCTAGCCATGGGCCATAGCTCTATCGTAGTGCGTAAACTGCCCGGTTACTTTGAAGCCGTTAGCAAGTTTAACGAGGGCCAGTTTAAGATGGTAGTCAAGGCCAATACAGGCTTAGACTTGCCACCTGTCATGCAGGGCGCGCCATCGTCGTCTATCTTAGGCGTTAACGTGTTCCGTAGTGAGCCATACTTAAAGCCATTGGCTGAAGCGTGGGTGAGCGAAAACACCGCCTTGATTAAGTCACTGCCAACAAAATTACACCCTGAGATTGAAGGCATTATCAGGCGTGGCGTTATGGCCGGTACTTCAGTTCGTGACTTGCAAAACCAGATTAAAGAGCGTTACGGTGTGACTGATTACCGGGCGCGGTTGATAGCGCAAGATCAGGTTTTGAAGGGCAACGCTGACCTTACACGATATAGGCTCCAGAGTGTAGGCGTGCGCGAATATCTTTGGAAGACAGTCCAAGACAGCCGCGTCCGTCCTGACCATGTAGAGCGCAATGGAAAGTTGTTTACATGGGATAAACCGCCGCCAGACGGGCATCCCGGTCAGCCTGTTCGGTGTCGCTGTAGGGCTGAGGCGGTTTGGGATGAAGAGCTTTAGTTTCCGGTTGCTTTGGCGATTGCTGCGCGTGAAATTACAGCCCATGAATGAGCTTCTGAAAGTTCAACAGGAGATGCTTCGATGTATGCTGTTATCCACTCTAGGCACGAAAGTAATTCAGGAGCAGAACTTTCAAGCTTCCATTTGGCACGTTTCAGCTTATGGTTTAATTCAGCATCTATCTGAACCTTTGTGGGTGATTTATTTGGGTTATGCATACCGCAATAATTACTTCCATTAACCTCAAATTTTGCTGTATTGTTGCATTTATGGCTTCTATACGATCCATTTGTCCAGATGTCTTTACAACATGTAATATTCATATATATCCTTGGTTGATTGAATTTACATTGTAGCTCAAAACAACCAACAAACAAAGAACAAAAAATAAAAAGTTTGCATGAAATTTCACTCTGTTTTTGTGTTATTGCAATGCAATTTTTTTATAGTTATAATCCGCATACATGGAAACAACACGCTACGACTTTACGCCTATCAAGGCTGAGCTGACCAAAGACGGCTATCTACTCGATAGCCCAATCGTGGCGCGTGTTGGAATCCAGACTTATATGAATGCCGATGGCTCAGTACGCAAAGAACTGCGCTTGCCTGAAGATGTATTTGATGCTGAGTCGCTTTCCTCATTTGCGGGTAAGCCGTTGACCGATGACCATCCTAGCGAAGCGGTAAGTTCTAAGAACTTCAAAAAGTACGCCATTGGGGTGATGACTGGCCCAGCTTACCAAGACGCTGATAACGTTCGCGTGCCTTTGATTTTGCATGACGCTGAAGCCGTGGATAAGGCCATCAAAGGCGGCAAGCGTGAGCTATCCGTGGGCTATTCTGTCGTGCTAGACGAAACACCGGGAACATACAAGGGCGAGGCTTATTCGGCCCGTCAAACCAAGATTCGGGTTAACCACTTATCCCTAGTAAAACGGGGACGTGCTGGTAATGCCCGTTTAACCCTTGACAATGCCTATTGTCAAGTTTCTGAAA